GATAGTCGATCAAAATGGTGACGTTTGGAAAACTGATGAGTATGGTGATAAAGGTGGTGGTATGGATATGGATTATATGTGGAATTATAATTGAGTGGATTTTGAAAAAACCTTTGATTTAGATCATCTTATATTTACCGAAAGGAAATGTAGAACATGTGGTATTACAAAAGAATTACTTTCTGATTTTTATAGAACAAGAAGAAATAGAACTACACCATCAGCATATTCATACGAATGTAAAGACTGTACAAAAATTAGAATAAAGAATAAAAAGAGAAAACAATATCCAGAAATATATCCTGATTGGTAGGGTTCATGCAGGGTTTCCCCACTGTAAGCGGGTTTTTTTCTAAATATTAGTAGTCAAAAAAAGTACGGTATCACGGGAGTTAGGATGGCACTACGATTATCATCTCCGGGTATTAGTGTAAGGGAAGTAGACCTTACTAGAGGTGGCGTTAATGCAAGCATTAATGTTGTTGCTGGTATTGCTGGACCTTTTCAAAAAGGCCCTGTCAACGAAGTTGTCAGGATCAATAATGAAAAGGAACTCATCGATATATTCGGTGGTCCTGGTCCTAGTCTAACGGACTATCACTATGAAACTTGGTATGCTGCATCGAATTTCCTTTCATATGGTGGACAACTAGATGTTGTTCGTTCAGGTGGAGGAACATTAATGGTCAATGCCAACGCAGCAGTTGGAATAGCATCGACCACAGGATTAGTCATCGAAAATCTCGATGATTATAATAACAACGAATCTACTGCTACAGATTTTTACTGGGGAGCAAAAAACCCAGGGTCGTGGGCAGAAAATCTAAAGGTCGCAATCATTGATAATGGTGGAGACCAGAGACTTACTGGAATCTCAACCACAACATATGGTAATGTTGCTGGATCTGGTACAGTCAATAAAAGAACACAAGTAGGATATGCTTTAACCCAAGCATTATCTGGTACAAGCATTGGTGTTGGTACTTATGCTGCTGCTGGTAATAATGATTATCTAAAAGGAATTGTTACTAAAGTCGGTAAGGATTTCGTTGATGTAAAGGTTGTTTCAACCGTTATTGCTGGAGTAGAAACTGCTAGATCATACCAAGAAAACTCTCAGTATGAGTTCAAGGCAGGAAGAATTGGTTTCTCATCAGCATCAGGTGAGGCTGGTATTGGAACTTATAGTACTCTAACAGTAACTGATTGGTATAATCAGCAAAACATTTTAACTGGATCTGCAGACGGTGGAACCGATCAGATTACTTTGAAATGGAAAGCTATACTACCAAAACCTCAAGATAATGCATATGTTCTTGACAGATCTGGACTTGCTGATTCTGTAAACATTGTTGTTATTGATGGTGACGGTGAGATAACAGGAAATACTGGAGCACTGTTAGAAAAATTTGGTAATCTTTCTAAAGCACAAGATTCTGAAGGATCCCCCAACAAAAACATCTACTATAAAGATGTCTTAGCAAATGAATCTGAGTACATTTACGCTGGATTAGATCCTGTAAATGCTGCTGATTCTTTCCATAACACTGGACCATCACCAAGTGGATTCTCATCAGGAGATACTCCAAATGCTGATTCAGTAGGAGCATGGGGACAAAATGCTAAGAATACTAAGTTCAACTACATTGGTAATGAAATCTATACACTTAAGGGTGGTAAAGATTACGGTGGAACAGTTGGAAACTTTGCTGCAGATTTAGGAGATACTCTTACTGCATATGATAAGTTAGGAGATAAAGTAAACTCTGATATTAGGTTCCTACTGCAAGGTAGTGCATCTGGTACAGCATCAGTTGAACAGGCAAAGGCACAGAAATTAATATCAATTTGTGAAAATAGAAAGGACTGTGTAGCATTCATTTCACCTAACCGTGATTCAGTTGTGAATGTTTCTAGTTCTGCGGATCAACTGTCTAATGTGCTTTCATTCTTTGCACCATTAGCATCATCTTCTTATGCAGTGTTCGATAGTGGTTATCAATACTTCTATGATCGCTTCAATAAGAGATTTGCTTACATTCCTCTATCATCAGATGTAGCAGGTTTATGTGTAAGAACAGACAGAGATCAGTTCCCATGGTTCTCACCAGCAGGAACATCTAGAGGTTCATTAGCACATTCAGTAAAATTAGCATTCAATCCTGGTCAAGAAGACAGGGATAGATTGTATTCTTCAAGGATAAACCCAGTTATTTCCTTACCTGGATCTGGAATCATCCTTTACGGTGATAAGACCGCACTCTCATATCAGTCTGCATTTGATAGAATCAACGTAAGAAGACTCTTCATCACTGTAGAAAAAGCAATTGAAAGTGCAGCAAATGCACAACTCTTTGAACTCAACGATGCAGGTACACGAAGCAATTTCGTGAACATCGTTGAACCATTCCTAAGAGATGTACAATCTAAGCGAGGAGTTACAGACTTCTTACTTGTTTGTGACGAAACAAACAACACACCAGATGTGATAGACCGCAATGAATTCGTTGCTGACATCTTCTTGAAGCCAGCAAGGTCGATTAACTTCATTGGACTCACATTTGTGGCAACAAGAACAGGAGTTTCATTCTCCGAAGTCGTAGGCACCGTTTGATCTAGGAGGAACAACTAACAATGGATAAAAACGTTTTTTCAATTCCCAATAACACTCGAACAATCGATGACTTCAAGTCACGATTGATTCAGGGTGGTGCACGTCCTAACCTCTTTGAGGTTGAGATGGCATTTCCTTCTGACGATATTTTCCCCGATATTGGGGACACTACTTTCAGAATGATGATCAAAGGAGCACAACTTCCAGCATCTAATATTGCTGAAGTTGTAGTTCCTTTTAGAGGTCGTCAACTGAAAGTTGCTGGTGACAGAAGATTTGACCCATGGACAATCACTGTAATTAATGACGGTGATTTCAAACTTCGTGAAGCATTTGAAAAGTGGGCAAACTTTATCACTAAAGTATCTGACGGATCAGGAACAATCAATCCTAATGATTATCAGTCAAATTGGATTGTAAACCAACTCGGAAGAGCAAAGTTCACTGAAGGTCGTGCTATCGACAGTGATGCTGAACTACCAGTTCTTAGAAGGTACCTTATGAAAGGTTGCTGGCCAAGTACTGTTGCTCCAATTGAACTTTCATATGACACTGCAGACACTATTGAAGAGTTTCAGGTAGTCATGCAAGTTCAGTATTGGGAAGCATATCAAGGTAGTGGCTCACAGGGTGGAGCATCTGTGGTATAATAAATAAGTGTATATTAGGTAAAAGATTGATATGGCAAAGCTTTTTGGATTCTCGATTGAGGATGAAGAAAAGAAGTCGAAAGGTGTAATTAGCCCCGTTCCTCCGAATAACGAGGATGGGGCTGACTACTACCTTTCTTCTGGTTTTTACGGTCAGTATGTAGATATTGAAGGGGTATTTAAAACTGAATTCGATATCATTAAAAAATATCGTAATATGTCATTGCACCCTGAGTGTGATACCGCAGTAGAACATGTTGTAAATGAAGCAATAGTTTCCGATTTAAACGATAGTCCTGTAGAAATAGATCTAGACAATCTGAATGCAAGTAATAGTTTAAAAAATATTATACGTGACGAGTTCAAATATGTAAAGGACTTACTTGGATTCGATAAGAAGGCACATGAAATATTCCGTAACTGGTATGTTGATGGAAGATTATATTATCACAAGGTTATCGATCTCAAAAAACCAGAATTAGGATTAGAAGAAGTTAGATATATTGATCCCCTCAAGATCAAGTTGATGAGGATTAGACCTAAAGATGATCATAAGAAGTATGAAGTAAGACCTAGTGGGTCTATTGGAGAAGCAGCTCCAATGAAAGATACTGAGATTGTAGAGTTCTATACATATTACCCTCAAGGAACTGCACAGAAGTTTGGTACTATTGCAGGTAAAGGAATAAAAATTGCTAAAGATGCAATCGTACATTGTTCCTCTGGATTGGTAGATAGAAATAAGCATATTGGTTTATCATACTTACATAAGTCAATCAAGGCACTCAATCAGTTACGTATGATTGAGGACTCTCTTGTTATCTACAGACTATCAAGAGCACCTGAAAGAAGAATATTCTACATTGACGTTGGTAATCTTCCTAAAATTAAAGCGGAACAATACTTGCGTGATGTAATGAGTCGTTACAGGAACAAACTTGTATACGATGCACAGACTGGTGAGATCAAGGATGACAAGAAGTTCATGTCTATGATGGAAGACTTCTGGTTACCTAGACGTGAAGGTGGTCGTGGAACAGAAATTACAACACTTCCTGGTGGACAGAACTTAGGTGAACTTACAGACGTAGAGTATTTCCAGAAGAAATTATATCGCTCACTCAATGTACCTGAGTCAAGAATAGGTGCAGATGGTGGATTTAACTTAGGTAGATCATCTGAGATCTTGCGTGATGAACTTATGTTTAGTAAGTTTGTTGGTCGTTTGAGAAAGCGTTTTTCTGCTGTATTCTTAGATCTACTTAAGACTCAACTTATACTCAAGAACATCGTTAGCCCAGATGATTGGGAGAAGATGGCAGAGCATATACAGTTTGATTACTTATATGACAATCACTTTGCTGAACTCAAAGATACTGAGTTGATGAATGAGCGTTTGAATCTAATGGTACAGATTGAACCATACATCGGTACGTACTATTCAAGAGATTTTGTCAAGCGTAAAATCTTACGTCAGACAGAGGAAGAGATGATTGAAATGGAGAAAGAGATGGAAGAGGAGAATGCAACAGGTGTTGGAGTTCCTCTTGAAACGCAGCAAGCAATGATGCAAGGAATGATGGATCAGGATTTAGGTGCACAGCCAAAAGACCCAACTCCAGATGAAAAAAGTACTAAGTCTCCAGGGATTGATATAAAGAAAGCGAAGATCTAGTTATAAATAGATTTATTACAACTTTTTTAATATGGATTCTACAGAACTAGTGGATATGATGGTTGATGGTGCTACACCAACAGAGGTACAAGATAAGATCAAAGATCTTTTGTACGCTAAGTCTGTTGAGAAAGTTGATGCGATGAAACCAGAGGTCGCACAAGGACTCTTTGGTGACAAATCTGAAGTAGAACCTGAAGTGAACGCTGAAGTTGAACAAGAACCTACAACGGAAACAGAAGAATGAGTGCATCACAACCATTATCATTAGTCACCGATCACGGTGAGTTATCTAGTGCTAATGCAACATCTGCAGTCACTGGAGCAAAGACTATTAAGTCTGGTGTACTCTACGTGGTATGTTCAGATGCTAAATCAGCAGGTAACATCGCTGTTTGTAACACAGCAAACCAAACAGGTGTTGGATCTTTCCATGTAGCGAAAGGTGAATCCTTCTTGTATCGTTATGGACATCCAGCAAATTCATCAGTATCAGCAATAAGTAAAGCAACATCTGCTGTTCTAACTATTGATCGTATTGATAGTAAAATTGAAGTTGGTGATTATGTCACATTAAGTGGTGCAGCAGTAGGTGCATGGAATTCACTTATTGCTCATGTACAAGTTACTGCTAAGTCAGCACCACAACAGTGGAATGAGTACAAGCAAACTATTACAGTTAATGCTAATAGTTCTGCACTAGCAGATTTTACTGGTACTGCAACATTATCTAAGTCGGTGATCTTTAGACTAGCACCTGAGACATCTTCAGGATGTACATTGCACTTACACGAGGTAGGCATAGGATGAAATTAATCTCAGAAGAAATCGAAGCAGTAGAGGTTCTTACCGAAGAAAAAGACGGCAAGAAAACTCTTTATATTACAGGACCATTTCTGCAAGCAGAGGTGGTGAATCGTAATAAACGATTCTATGGATTAGATACGATGATCAAAGAAGTAAGTCGTTATAACGAATCCTTTACTAATAAGGGTCGTGCCCTCGGTGAGTTAGGTCATCCAGATGGTCCGCAAATAAATCTTGATCGTGTTTCACATAAAATCGTCTCTCTTACTCAAGAGGGAAATAATTTTATGGGTAAAGCACAAATCCTATCAACCCCAATGGGTAAGATCGCAGAATCTCTTCTAAAAGAAGGTGTCAAACTTGGCGTTTCTTCTAGAGGAATGGGTTCAATTCAAAATGTTGACGGTGTAAATCACGTCGGTGAAGACTTCATGCTTGCCACTGCTGCTGACATTGTAGCGGATCCAAGTGCACCAGATGCTTTCGTAGATGGCATCATGGAAGGTAAGGAATGGGTATGGGAAGGAAGCGTTTTGCGTGAAATGCGTTGCAACGAAGTTAAGAAGTCTATAAATAACTTAGTAGATCAGGAAATCTTAGAGGCAAACAAGTTGCGTCTCTTTGCAGACTTCTTATCTAACTTATAAATAATAATATTATTAACACAATTCTAGGTACTCTCGGAAATCCAAATGACCGATAATAAAGAACTACATGAGATGGACAATCAGGTAACTAAGGGTGCTAAACCAGCAGATCCAATGCCAAAGGCTCCGTCCTACGTCCCAGACGCAGGTGCGGTTGAAGATCTTGGTGGTCCAACTCCTCAGAATGCCAAACCTACTGACAACAGTAATAAGCTAAAAACTCCATCCGCAAAATTCGCCCAAACGGGTGACCCGCAGACGAAAGGTGCTGCTGGTGCAACAACTCTTCCTGGTCCTGCTGCTATCAAATCCTCTGGATATGGTAACGGTGCTAACGAAGAAGTTGAAACTGATGAGACTATAGTCTCTGAAGGAGAAGCAACTGAGGAATCGGTTATTCAAGAAGAAGAATTAGATCTTTCACAAGATGTACAGGCACTTCTTGAAGGCGAAAAACTTTCCGAAGAGTTTCAAGAAAAAGCAAAGACTGTCTTTGAGGCAGTTGTTAAAACCAGAATTGCAGATGCTAAGGCTGCAATGACTGAAAAGTTTGATGCTAGACTCGTCGAAGACGTGGAAGCAATCAGAAAAGAATTAACTGAAAGAGTTGATTCATACTTAGATTACGTTTGCAATGAGTGGATCAATGAGAACACTCTACAAGTGCAAACTGGAATCAGAGACGAACTCTCTGAGTCCTTCATGACTGGTCTCAAGGGACTTTTTGAAGAACATTATGTAGAAATCCCTGAAGAAAAATACAATGTGCTTGAGGCTATGGTCGAGAAATTAGATGAAATGGAGACCAAACTCAATGAGCAGATTGATAGTAACGTTGTTCTAACGAAGCGTTTATCAGTATCTGTCTCAGACAACATCCTCGATGAGGTATGTGAGGGTCTTGCACTTTCCCAAAAGGAAAAGATTGCAGGTCTTGCTGAAGGTGTTGAGTTTGAAAGCGAAGAACAGTACCGTGGAAAACTGTCTACTCTAAGAGAAACATATTTCTCAAAGAAACCAGTAGCAGAATCCCAAGAGGTTATCTCTGAAGATGCTCCTGTTGAGCAGGAATCTCCAAGAATGGAATCTTACATCAGAGCACTTAACCAGTTCAACTAAATTAACTAAAACTTATTTCCCCTAAAGGAAGACAAACATGTTTAATTCTTCTCAATTGCAGAAGAAGTGGCAACCCCTCCTAGAAGCAGAAGGAATCGATAAGATTCAGGATACTCATAGGAAAGCGGTTACTGCCCAACTTCTAGAAAACCAAGAAAGATTTTTAAAGGAAGAGCGTGCGTTCTTGACAGAAGCACCTCCTACAACATCATTAGGTGGTGGTGGAGCATCTGCAGGTACTCCAGGTTTCAGTGGTGGATCTACTGATGCTGGTCCTGTTGCTGGTTTCGACCCCGTTCTAATCAGTTTGATTCGTCGTGCAATGCCTAACTTGGTGGCATACGACCTTGCTGGTGTTCAGCCGATGAATGGTCCTACTGGACTAATCTTCGCAATGAGAACCAGATACGACAATCAGTCTGGAACAGAAGCATTCTTCAACGAACCAGATTCTGCATTCTCTGCTCAAGATGATAATACATCTCTTGCACAGGGTGACTATGCACTAAACACAGTTGACGGTGGAACCGACGTTGGTTTCGGTACAACTGCACAGTCTGGTACTAACCCTTCAATCCTTAACGGTGGTGCTGCTAACGCATACAACACTGGACAAGGTTTTGATGCAACAGCTCTTGAATCATTAGGAGACGCTGCTGGTAATGACTTCCGTGAGATGTCATTCAGCATCGAGAAGGTTACCGTTGCTGCTCGTTCAAGAGCACTCAAGGCAGAGTACAGTCTAGAACTTGCTCAGGACTTGAAGGCAATCCACGGTTTAGACGCTGAAGCTGAACTAGCAAATATCCTTTCAACAGAGATACTTGCTGAGATCAACAGAGAAATCATCCGTACAATCTACAAGGTTGCAAGACCTGGTGCTCAGACAAACACTGCGAACACTGGTATCTTCGACTTAGACGTTGACTCTAACGGAAGATGGATGGTTGAGAAATTCAAGGGAATGATGTTCCAACTTGAAAGAGATGCCAACGCAATCGCACAAGAAACTCGTCGTGGAAAGGGTAACATACTCCTTTGCTCTGCCGACGTTGCTTCTGCACTTGCTGCTGCTGGACAGTTGGATTATACACCTGCACTATCTGCAAACTTAACAGTTGACGATACAGGTAACACATTCGCTGGAGTTCTTAACGGACGCTTCAAGGTCTACATCGATCCTTTCGCTGCTAACCTAAGTGCTGATCAGTACTATGTAATGGGTTATAAGGGTTCTTCTCCTTATGACGCTGGACTGTTCTACTGCCCATACGTTCCTCTACAGATGGTTCGTGCAGTTGGTCAGGACACATTCCAACCAAAAATTGGCTTCAAGACTCGCTACGGCATGGTTTCTAACCCATATGCTGAAGGCACAACTCAAGGTCTTGGACGCATTACTGCTGGTTCTAACCGTTACTACAGACGTGTTAAGGTTCAAAACCTTATGTAAGATAGAAGATTATATCTTCAAACCAAGAGACTCCTTCGGGGGTCTCTTTTTTTTGTCTAAATATATTAGTTTTGTGAAAAATTAATGACTGCGATTATTGATCCAAAAAAGTATAGTGAGACAGTTGACCTATTAAGGTCATTTTTTTTGTCTAAAAACTTTTTGGAAGTTCATACTCAAAATAGACTGAGTATACTTGCTGCATGTGAAGATCCAGAAACAGTAGCAACTTATAATTATGAAGGTAATATTTGGCCACTACCACAGACAGGTCAGATGTGGTTAGAATATGAATTGTTATCCAATCCTTCCGCAGAAGGATTTTTTTGTGTCTCAACCTCATACAGGGCAGAACCTAACCCAGTACCAGGTAGACATGAGACTATCTTCCCTATGTTTGAATTTGAGATGAAGGGAGGTATAGAAGAATTAGAACAACTGGAAGAGGAATTATGTCATTGGGTAGGTTTAGATTTAGATAAATCTAAGATCAAAAAGTATGAGGATTGGGCTACTCAGTTCAATGCTACAGAACTTGATCATGATCATGAACAATCTATTGGTCGTGGAATGATTACTGACTTCCCTGAGTGGACATCACCTTTCTGGAATATGGCAAGAAACGATGATGGTACTAGTAAAAAAATTGATGTTATCTTAGATGGTAAAGAAACTATCGGTAGTGCTGAAAGGAGTACCGACAAGGATCAGATGAGAGACACCTTCTATACCATATCAGATGGAAAATATTCTCAACTTATCATTGATTTATTTGGTAAGGAAAGAGTAGAAGCAGAACTTGAGAAGTTCCTTGAGTTTGATTTCTTTCCTAGAAGTGGTGGAGGAATCGGTATGCAACGTCTAATGACTGCTCTTTCATAGAGCATCATTGTGAGGTGACGAAACTGGTAAACGTGGTAGCCTGTTTAGCTACTGTTCCTGGCGGGACTTGAAGGTTCGACTCCTTCCCTCACAGTTAAAAATAATATTTAGGGTATAATGTATCATGACACCCACACTTATTTGAGAAAAATATAAGATTTTATTATAAATTATATTATAGATTGGAGTACACAAATGAATGGTAACCTCAATAAGGTTGAGATGACCTCTAAATTAATGCAACTCAAAAGAGAGGTGGATTATAAGTGCGAGATTAATGAAATGGGAGAATGGGAATGTGTAGGTGCTAAAAAATACATCAATAGGGCATTTGATGTATTGGATGAGTATTGGCAATAAATAGGGATATGACCAGTCGAAAACCCTTACATAGCTTACCACTAGATGAGTGGTTTGATGATATGCCACATCCTCACGATTCAATGCCAAGAGCAACAGAAAATCCTCGTCCAGAGGAAGAGGTTGCAGATAACATTAATATGCATGAAAAGATGTATCAGATTGCTACATCAAAGTATAATCCATTTTCGGTTGGTGGTTCTGAAAGCCTAGGATAATCTAATGACAAACAATCCGTGTTCTCTGAACGAGGTTTCAAATAGAAACTTACTTTCAATAGGAGGATTTCAACTGGTAATTAATAAATGTCCAAAGGTAGATTTTCTTTGCAATAAAGCAAACATACCTGGCATTTCTCTTGGTACAGCAGTACAAACAACATATCTCAGAAACATACCAGTACCAGGTGATAAAATATCTTATGAAGATTTGAGAGTTGATTTTTTAGTAGATGAAAATCTTGAGAATTATAATCAGATATATCATTGGATGACTTCATTAGGGTTCCCAGAAAGTCTAGATCAATTCAATGAATTGCAAACAGAAAATAGATATTTTAATAGTAAGAAAGAACAGTTTCAAGAAAGATCGGATGGAACTCTTATAATTTTGAATAGTAATTATCAGAAAGCAGGGCAAGTAAAATTCAGAGATTTATTTCCAGTAGAACTGACAGGTTTACCTTTTGATGCTACAATAGATCAACAGGAATACTTTACAGCAACTTGTTTGTTCAAATATACAATGTTTGATTTGATTGACAATGAAGGAAAAGAAGTCTAGTTTTTCACTTGATTTAGTACAAGAAATGTGGGAGTCTGATTCTAAAATGAATCAGGATGAATTAGACTCAGAATCATTAAAGATACCACAATTACATGCTAAGTATTATGACATATATAATGTAACACTCACTCTCAGAAAGCAATCTGAGATTTCGTATTCTAAAATTCTATTAGAAAGAAGACAGTATTATCAAGGGAAAGCAACGGCAGACATATATGCCGAAGAACCTTTTCCATATAAGGTGAGAGATAAGGAGGATCTAAAACTCTATCTGGATGCCGATAAAAGGTTGAAGGATGTAAGTCTCAAAAAAGAGTATTACGATATGATGCTCAGATACCTAGAGGAAATACTAAAGCAGATTACTAATAGAACATATCAAATAAAGAATGCTATTGAGTGGCGACGCTTTACTTCTGGTTATGGCTGATTTGATGATCCGTAAGAAGAATGAAGTATTCTTACGAGTTGATTGTGACCCACATATAAAACATGAACTGCAGGATCAGTTTACATTCGATGTACCTGGTGCTAAGTTCATGCCACAGTACAGAAATAAGTACTGGGACGGAAAGATCCGTTTATTCAATATGGATAGGGGAGAAATATATTGTGGATTGATCGATAAATTACAGGTTTTTTGTGAGAGGTATGATTATACTTTTGAATTTGAAGATAATAAGCATTATGGATTGCCTTATGAAGAGAATGATTCTTTCTCTGAGGAGGGCGTAAAGGACTATCTAACAACTATATCTAAGTACAAACCTAGGGAATATCAAATAGAGGGTGTTTATGACGCTCTGAGACGTAATAGAAGACTCCTAATAAGTCCAACTGGATCTGGAAAATCTTTAATGATATATTCCATATGCAGATATCATGCAGAATCAGGTAGAAAAATACTATTGATTGTTCCTACAACATCATTAGTTGAACAGATGTATAAGGATTTTGAGGAATATGGGTGGGATGCAGAAAGATATTGCTACAAAATATATGGTGGTGCACCTAGAAATACTGATCAATCAGTAATCATATCTACATGGCAGAGTATATACAAGTTGGATCGCAAATGGTTTTCTAACTTTGAGGTTGTTATAGGTGACGAGGCACATCAGTTTAAGTCTAAATCACTTATAAGTATCATGACTAAACTTGCAGATGCAAAATATAGATACGGATTTACAGGAACACTTGATGGCACTCAGACACATAAATGGGTTTTGGAAGGTCTTTTCGGACCATCTTACAAAGTCATCAATACAAAAGATCTCCAAGAAGCAGGAGTCCTTGCCAGACTAAGCATCAAAGTTTTACTTCTAAAACATGAACCTCAAATCTTTGATACGTATGAGGATGAGGTTCAATATCTTATCACCAATGAGAAGAGAAATAAGTTTATTAAGAACCTAGCACTGGACTTGAAAGGTAATACTTTGATCCTTTTTAGTAGGGTTGCTACCCATGGGGAAGTTTTATTTAACCTAATAAATAATGATGAACGTCCAGTATTTTTTGTACATGGTGGCGTTGATACACAAGAACGAGAGCAAGTCCGTGAAATTACTGAACGTGAAGACAATGCAATTATTGTTGCTTCCTATGGCACTTTTAGCACTGGGATCAACATTAAGCGGTTGCACAACATCATCTTCTCCAGTCCCTCCAAGTCCAGAATCCGTACTCTCCAATCCATCGGTAGAGTCCTTAGAAAAGGCGTGGGGAAAGTAAACGCAACCTTATACGATTTAGCAGATGATAGCAAGAAAGGTTCAAAGCACAATTATACTTTGAACCATCTTATAGAACGCATCAAATACTATAACGAGGAAAAATTTAATTATGACATCATCCAAATCAAATTCTGAACCGTACGATGAGTTTTATGCTGCCATCAAGTTAGTTTCTGGTGAGGAAGTGATGGCGATGGTTATTGTTGATAATACTGGTAGACCTGAACATGTAGTCCTTAATAATCCAGTTATATGTAAAGAGCTTCGTGCCCACGGCACGAATATCCCGATGGGATATAAATTTGAACCTTGGATGAAATTATCTGATGATGAAACTTATGTGCTTCCTATGGAAAAAGTTATAACACTGTCTCAAATTACAAGTAGTGAAATCGTAGATACCTATAAAGATCTAGTAGAATTTGGATTCAATCAAAATCATCCCGACCTTACAAAAGACATGGGGTACGTATCAACTGTAGATAAAGCTAGAAGTATATTAGAAAAGCTTTATAGATCTAAAAGCTAAATCCTGCCCTTCAACCCTTACAGAGTTAGTCTACCCATATTGCATGATTGTGTCAAGCTGTGCTATAATTCGGACATAATATAAAACACAATGGTTAGAAAACGATCCGAACATTACGTCAATAATAAAGAGTTCCTCGCTGCTATTGTTGAGTATAAGTATCTTATTAAACTTGCTGAAGAGCAAGGGAAATCAAGACCTGTAATACCAAGGTATTTGGGTGAGTGTTTTATGAAGATTGCTAGGCATTTATCATATAAACCAAACTTTGTAAACTACATGTTCAAGGAGGACATGATCTCTGATGGAATCGAAAATTGCGTTCAGTACATTAATAATTTTAATCCTGAGAAATCCTCGAATCCTTTTGCTTACTTTACACAGATCATACATTATGCATTTCTCAGGAGAATACAAAAGGAGAAAAAGCAATTAGAAATACGTCAAAAGATTATAGATAGATCGGGATTTGAAGAAGTTATGTCTTCAGACTCTGGTGATAATTATTCTGATTATAACTCTATAAAAGACAACGTACAATACAAAGGAAGATGATCCAAGAAAGATCCGAATTCATTCAATTTCTAAAAGAAAAAGCAGTTCGTAAAGGAGAGTTTACTCTTTCTTCTGGTCAAAGTAGTGATCATTATGTGAACTGTAAACCAGTTACTCTTTCAGGAGAAGGACTTCTATATGTTAGTTGTGCAATGCTAGAGCATGTAGATATTGATAATGTAGCAGTAGCAGGTCTTACACTCGGTGCTGATCCTTTAGTTAGTGGTGCTGCTATGGCATCAGCAATTGATGAAGTAAATCTCGATGCTCTTATAGTTCG